ATGAGGCATGATTATACGGACTGGTTAATTCATTTTGTAAGAGACAGGGACTTTGATCAAGACTATCCCGTAGAGACAGAAGAAGAATTTGATTTCTTGGTTGGAGGTGAACTAGAGCCAGACGCCAGCGCTTTTTCCGTTTTGTTGAGCATACTAAATATCGGTTTAAAACCATATTATTCATTCCGTAACGGACAAACGACTATATATGGAGGAACTCCAGCCATTTGCGTGACAGAAATGCCGATATATTCTTTTGCACAATATATAAGTGCTCGTAGAGATACAAAAAAAGTCTCTGCATATGGAATTGCCATTCTAAAAAAGGAGTTTTTTAAAGCTGGAGGCCGCCCTGTGATTTATGGAACAACAGACTTAAACGTTTCTTTTGAAGTCAACACCCCCACCTATAGGGTTCTTGACCAATCTATTCTAAACAAATCAGAACAGTATAGATATGTTGCTTATAATCCATCCGGGAATAATATTAAGGATAGGTGGATTGATTGGAGTCATGAGAGAGAATGGCGCTGGAGAGAAAACAATAATAAAGACGCTCAAATATATTATAGAAATAGTGACTACTCTATGGCCGAGTCACCAGGTCTTCCATTATTTGTTGGGGAAAGCAATGGAGGTTTTTTCTCAAAGGTGGCGATAATTGTTTGGTCTAGTGAAGAGGCAGATAAAATCAGAGAAGAATTAACGGGGTACTATCTTGCTGAATCTAATAACTATGGGATTGAATTTAATCGAGATGTTATAGCTAGATCGGTAATTATAGTTTTAGAACAAGTTAAGGAAGCGGTAGAAATTAGTAAACTAGTCGATTCGCAAACTATAGAAGGTTTAGATAAGGCTAATTTATTAGAACCGATACTTCTGCACAAAGACTTAGAGTTATATAGAAAAGTAGTTGAAACTGCATTAGAACTGGCAGCTCAAGAAGGACTTAAAGCTTCTATTGAATACAATGCAGAAAATCATCCACAAGGTCCATGCGGATTTGCACATGTTTCGACATTTGACGTTACAAAACCTGAAGTTCAGTTCATGTTAGCTAATGACTATGCTTCAGGCCCCTTCGATGGACAGGTAAACATTATATTTAAAACACTCTGGGGACATAGTCAGTGTTTGTATTATAAAGAATTCATTATAGAAAGAATGTGCATTTCTTTAAATAACAGCTTCAGTGATATAAAATTCTATAAAACTTCAAGATTAGACTGATCTTTCAAAAAATCATGAGTTTGTTTTTTATTGTGCCACAAGCTCATGATTAAAATAAATAGTTAACCTTAGTGAATTCGATTGGGCATATTTTTATAACCCACTTACAAGCTCTTCTATTTTATATTAACAATCAGTATTAAATTGATCCTAGATTAAACCCGCCCTATTTTTATATTATAACTATTTTTAGTAAAGATCATACAAAATAGGAATTGATGATTAGTGTCATATAGTTATCCACGGAGAAATAATTCATTCCTACTTCAGACACATTTTAAAAAATCATATTTTAAACACTTACCTAAAAGTAAAATTACATTTATAAATGCATTTGTCTATATTGCATTTTTCAAAAAAAGAACCACTAAACCTTTCGCTCTCACTTCATTTGTCGAACATTCAAACTCACCATCTTGGCCAATGATACGTAGCTTATTCCCTGGTCGCTTAGAAACTGTATAAACATCTAGGGTGCCATCTATATCTAACAGCCACGTCCCATTAGATAAATCACTAACACCCATTTCAATCAACCAAGAGGATTTACCACTTCGCACAAAACTCAAGTTCTCGAGGTTGACACCATCTGGGACAAAAGACTCATCGATGTAGCAAAATCCGTCATCATCAAGTTTTCCAGCCAGAAGTATTTTCTTATTAATAGTCGGAATTTCGTGAACTGTAGGCTCTTGATGTGAAGTAGTGGTCATTTCTCCAGTAGCCAACCATTCAAGGGAAGCCCCAGTGTCTAAAGCGCAGGTGATCACTACGTCGCCAGGAAAATATTCTCTTCTGACCCACGTACTGATCGTTCCTGATGAAATATTCAAATGCTCGCCGAGTTCTTTTTGAGTCTTGAAACCATAGGCTTCAATAATTCTATTCAAAACCGCTCGGCCGCCAGACGAAAGCATTTTCTGCAGGAGAACATGTCCAGATGATGAACTGACTTCATTTGTGATTTTAGGGCTTTTTATTTTTGAAAATGCAAACTCGCCAGTAACTAACCATTTCAGATCAGCACCTGTATCCAATGCGCATTTGATAATCGCATTACCTGGAACACTTTTACGCTGTACCCAGGCACTGACATTATTTGAGGGGACATCAAGGCAACTGGCTAGAGCACGTTGTGATGATACCCCGTATGACAAGGAAAGACGTTCAACGATATGCACTGCGTTGTCTTTAGTTTCAGACATAGACTTACCAGAGTGAGCACGAAAGTGATTTACATGAGCACATTTGTGATCTAAAGTGAAAACACACCATATGTTACACAGTAGAACTAAAAATGCTTAAAAGGAGATTTTGCTTTATGTCTGATCAGAATGCAATTCAAGCGCCCATTGATAAGACTATCGTTTCTAAGGAACTGTTAAACTCTGTTGTTTCCCAGCTCCTTCCAGCATTAGAGTCAGCCCTGTCTGCAACTATCGTGAACTCAATAAGTTTGCAACTGACCACCCTCGCTAACTCCCCAACAATTTCTAAGAAAGATTTTGCTGCAATCAACGGCATCAGCTCCGCAGTGCTCGAAAAGTGGATCGCCAACGGCGTAGTCCTGCTTGCACCAACTCCTACAACCACGATCACGCAACAACGTAAAAATCGTAAAACAGGTCAAATGCAAACTTTTGTGATGGAACGTCATGGCAATGCGCTGATCAACCTCGAAGCTTGGCGTCAGAAGAATCGTCAGCAAGCCATCAAGTGCCGATACATAAAGCCTTGAGTCAGAATATTCAAACAAGTAGGGACTAACAATGTTTGATTATCGTGTTTCCAAACACTATCACTTTGACGATGCATGCAAGGCTTTTGTGAATCGTCATAATCTCACCGAACTTGCAGCTCAGATGGGCACTAAGCCACAAATCCTGCGCAATAAATTTAATCCGGAACAACCTCACAAACTCACTTGCGAGGAACTTCTGTTGATAACCGATCTCACTGAAGACGCTGCATTGCTCGACGGTATGCTGGCACAAATTAACTGCTTGCCCTCTGTACCCGTCAATGAAATCGCAACATCTAATCTTTCGACTTACGCGCTACAAGCAACCGCTGCCGTAGGTTCAATCGCTGCAGATGCGGTAAAGGGCGGAGCTGTAAGCTCACAAAGAAAAATGTCACTGCTGGCAGGCGTCAACGCTGGTATTCGGCATTTATCGCTAATCGGTCTGGTTGTACAAGGCCGGGTACATGCATCACCGGCACTGGCGTCTGCAGTTGGCGCTATCGCGAACGTGACGACTAACGGACTACTGTGATCATGCCTATTTCAATCGCACCACTTCTGAAGCAACAGAGTCCATCCCGTCATTTTGGTCATGGCTGGTTGGAAATGCCTGATGGAAATATATGGAACCCAGTAATCAAAAAGCGTCCCATTTGCCAGGCTCAGAAGAAAAGAAATACTGTTTTAAAACGTTTATTTAGTTGAGGTGATTATGTTTTTGGTTAATGAAGAACATATTCAAATTGGCAAAAAACATCTGTCAAAAATTAAACAGATGCTGGAACACAAAAAGAATGTAGCGCAGGAGACATTTGATACTCAGCCGCTGCATATGCGCAAAACAATCTGCTTTCACGCTGGTTTAAAACAGCGACATGTTGATATGAAGTATGCAGAGTTAACGCCAACAGAAAGGCATCGAGTGGTTGCAGCATTGAATTCTTTACTGGGATTAACTGAATCACTGCCCAAATTTATCAGCGAAGACGACTGCAAAATAAATATTAAACACTAACCCGCAACAAAATTAACAGGCGTCAACTCGCCGGGCATTCTTTTGCCTAAGAAACAGGAAAATTCTATGAACAATATCATCAATAAATATCGTCACGGCCTTGCTGGTTTACCGGTTGCCGGTTTCGATATGGCGTCAGTTGAAGGTGATTACATCGCTGAACTAACCCTGATGCTGAACTCCGTGCGTAATGAAGAACGAGCCAATCGTGCTGCAGTATTTGCTTCTCGTCTTGAGGCTATTGCCAGTTTCATAACTAAAAAGGAAATGACCGGCATCGAAGCCGCCGAAGCTTTACGTGACGAAGCTACCCGCATTCAAAATGAAGCTGGAGATTTTCACTGATGGCCGATGTAATCGACGCCGCTCAAGAACGTGCTGACCTGATTCTCACGTCTCAAATCCAAGCCGCCCGCGCATCTGTTGCAGGCGTTTCAGCGATGTTCTGCATTGAGTGTGATCGTCCCATTCCCGAAGAGCGCCGCGCAACTCTGCCAGGCGTTGAGCTTTGCGTGTACTGCAAAGAAATTGCTGAGATGACAGCCAAACATTATCGAGGGGACAAATGATAATTCTCTCGATAGCGTTGATCATTCTGGGTGGCATTAATGCTGGTTATCTGATCACTGATATCAAAGATGGTCTGTAATGCTGACCAGCCGCTTTAATCCTCCCACTGGAACGCCCGACGTATGGGCGTTCCCCTGGAATAAACCCCTCTCCCCGATCGTGCCTCAAGAAAGACCGAGACCGCTTACCCGTGATGAATACCATCAGGGGCAAGCCGTTTTAATCAGAGTAAAAAGTCTCTCGAAGGATCTGCGTGAAATCTTCACTGGCCGTTACGCACACTTGCTTAGAACCCAGGGAATTATCGCTGCCTACAAATACCTGATTTACACTCTGGGGCGCAGCATCCTGCCGCGTGTTGATGCAGTTAATTCAGCTCACACAATGAATGCTGATGCCTCCATGAGATTCATGTCAGAGGCAGATACCTATCACGGGCTGCCGAGCATGACTGATAAGCCTCTGCGCAGGTTTGCTCAGGACATCGCGCGACAACTCAAAGACATCTATGAAGACCGTTGCGAACAGTTGCTAACTCAATACCACGGTGATAACGCGATTCTTTTTGATCGTGATACGCAGTGTGAACTTTATGGCGAAATCGCGGGTATGGCTCAGGCCTTCAATGTCAGGCCGATGCACTGGACAAGGTACCTCAAGGACAAGCTTGATACTGTATCCGCCATAGCTGGCCTGTCTCGCTTGGTTAATCCTGAATGGTGGCTAAGTCAGCTCAAAGGTCAGCGAACCCGCTGGCGTGAATCTTTGCTGATCGCAATCGGAAAGGTAAACCGCGACGCCTCTCCCTATGCCAGTAAGCAGGCGATTCGTGAAGTGCGTGCACGCCGCCTGTCTAATCTCGACTATCTGAAAAGTTGCGATCTTGAAAACGTCGAAACCGGCGAGCGCATTAGTCTGATCGATAAAGTGATGGCGAGCATCTCCAATCCTGAGATCCGCCGCATGGAACTGATGAGCACCATCGCTGGCACCGAAAAATATGCGGCCGCAAATGGCGATGTCGGCATGTTTTTAACGATCACTACCCCTTCCAAATATCACCCAACTCGCATTGTTGGCAAAAGCGATAAAAAGCGCGTTCAGCGTAATCATGCGTGGGACAAAGAAGCATATACACCAAAAGATGCTCAGCGCTATCTGTGCGGGATCTGGAGCAAAATGCGCACCGCTTTCAAAGATAGCGGTCTGTCCGTTTACGGGATGCGCGTTGTCGAACCTCACCACGACGCGACCCCGCACTGGCACATGATGTTATTCACCAAACCCGCCATGCGTCAGCCGGTGATCGATATCATGCGCAAATATGCCATGAAAGAAGATGGTGACGAACGCGGTGCAGCAAAGAACCGCTTTGACTGTAAGCACCTGAACCGTGGCGGCGCTGCTGGGTACATCGCTAAATACATTGCGAAGAATATCGATGGCTACGCACTGGAAGGCGAGCGTGATCACGAAACCGGCGAGTTGCTGACAGACTCCTCTGCCGCTGTTACGGCCTGGGCTGCTACCTGGCGGATCCCACAATTCCACCCTATCGGCCTGCCAACGATGGGTTCATACCGTGAGTGTCGCCGTATCCGTTCCATCAGCCTGACCGAAACCTTTGACGAAGAAGTCGAAGCCGTTCGCGCAGCTGCTGATGCCGGTGATTTTATGGCGTACATAGAGGCTCAAGGCGGCGCGAATGTTCCACGTGAAGATCAGACCGTTCGTGTAGCTCGTCGGGTTGCTGCTGAACTGAACGCCTACGACGAAGAAGTGAAAAAGGTTGTCGGCATTTTTGCCCCTCACCTCGGCGACTCTCGCGTTTATGAAACCCGTACAACCCAATGGCGCATCGTTTCTTCAGCCGTTGACGTTGAGGTTTTGACCTCAAAAAGCGCCCACGGCGCGCCTCGGAGTCCTGTCAATAACTGTGGGTTGGGAGGAAACAAAACGGCCGCAAATGGGCGCGATAACCCTGCTGGGAGCGTCACCACAGCGAGCACTTCTGACGACTTGCGAGTTATTGACTGGACAGACACTGCCGCCGTGAAGGCGATTGTGGCGCGAATACGCGAAGAAACACCGAGGATCAGCAAAGCTCAGCGTAGTTTTGACCCGACTAAAAGGCGTGTTGCAGCTCCTTCTGCCAGATTGACCCCGCAGGAACGTGACAGATTGCCTCAGATTCAACATGAGTTGCTCAAACACGGCATCAGACCGGAGAAGTGGGAGCTTGAGGCCTTAGTCAGGGGGGCAAAAATCACTTTTGGAGACGTTGAGATCCAATACCCTCCGCTGCAGGATTGGGCAGAATTTTATGGGAATGATAACTGATTAAGTATTCATCAGAACTATGGCTCGACCATTAACATGCAGTTTTTTATGGAATTTGTTAAAGAATGGACATATTATACTGTACAAATAACCAGTGCATTGGAGTGAGTAATGGAATCCTCTCATGAGCTAAAAATGGCTTTGACTAAAATCCGGCTAATGGCTGACATTGCACAGTCAGCCCAGTGCAGAAATGATGAGTATGCACTGGTTATGGAAATGATCTCTGATATGGCTGATCAGGTATTGGATGAAGAGGAAGCCACGTATCCGCCCTTCACGGTTTACGACGACGAAGAATAGCCTGGAACATCGGGTGATCCCCTTTTAGCAGCTCTGCATGCATTGAGTGCATGATTTCGCATGGTGATCACCCTGCTCTTTTCTCCCCGCCACACCAGTGCTGGCGTGGATCACACTGGATCACGCAAGTGCATCAAAAGCGACCTATAAAGCGGGCAGGCGTGGCGGGGATAGCATTGCGCGCTCTTCATAAATACTTACGTATGCGAGAAAGTATACGGTATATTCAGCGGAAGTTTTTTGGTAAAATAATGGATTGAAATTCTTCACAACGAGCGGATTATTTTGATCCCTTAATTATATAGGTACGACAACATGATTATTTGTTTCTTCGACATGGAAGGTACATTGCTAGAGAAAAACATATCTTTAGATAATGGGAAAGTTGCCCCAAGCGCATGGACAGCTCTCGCGAAAGAAATAAGTGAGGAATGTTTTATTGAAGAAGAGATTACGAAAGATTTATGGCTCGAAAATAAATATCTAAGTTATACTGCATGGATGAAGGATACTGTAAGGTTACATTTAAAACATGGGATGAATAAAAAGCACCTTGATAAAATTCTCAATGGTGCGAAAATTCATGATGGTGCTCGTGAACTATTTCATTTCCTTAGAGAAAAAAACGTAGTTACTGCTTTAATTTCAGGCGGTTTTAAACAACTTGCAGATATTACTCAACGCAAATTAAAAATCGATCATGCATACAGTGCTTGTGAGTATTTTTTTGATGAAAATGACAAGGTTGAGCACTTTAACTTATTGCCTACAGATGAACTAGGTAAGCTTGTTTTTATGAAACATCTCGCTGATGAATATGCAGTTGAGCTTAAAGATTGCATATTTATTGGCGACGGTAAAAATGACGTTCATTTAGCTAAGGAGGTTGGTACATCAATAGCTTTTAACGCGCAGCAAGAGCTTATTGATGCATCAACATTTTCGATAAATCAAGATAAACCTGATTTATCCGTTATTATTCCTATTCTCAGAAACACGCTCTAAATCGTGAATTCTCTTTTTCAAATCCTCAACATCTGCGTTGAGGCCATTAATTTTAATTTCATATTTTTGTTGTTCACTAATATTCTTTTCTACATCATATTTCCAACCAAACCACAGATCCTTCACACCAGAAATCAATGTAAAAAACAAACCAATAGCAGCTATCATCAGCCCCACTTTAACTAAGGAAAATTCAGATATTTTTTCATAAATCTCCTTCTTGATTTGTGTTTTTAAAACAGTTGGTTCCAAAAATGTTTTAGGTAAGCTTTTTAAATTTTTAGTTACTCTTTTTTTATAAGAATTATATTTCTTATTCTTATAAAGCACTTGCCTTTCAATATTTGGAAGTGCTAGTGGGCTAGAATCTATTTTATGAAATACAACTCGGAAAAATTCTCTTTCGTCTCTATTTCTACCGGAAGGGATTGCTGCATTCACATTTGAAAAATTTATTATCAGGGTTGATATGGGACCCGTGTAATTTGAGTCAATTATACCTGTATTAAGAGCTAGTAAACCTCGCTGACTCAGCCTATTCTTCAAAAATACGTATGCTATATAATCAGACGGTACATTTATGATTTCATCGGAAATTATAAGCATTGACTGTTGAGGGTCAATAGTTGTTCCTGTTCCAGTAATGAATTCCCCATTCTCATCCTTAAAAACTACTTCCCCAACTGTAAGGTCAATACTCGAATTATTAGTATAGAGGGTGGGATCCAATAAATTTCCATTTTTATCTCTCACAAACCCGAGACGAATAGCTTCTATAGCGCTTAGTTGCATTTTGTATCCTTTTATATCAACTCAGACTGTATGATTTAAATTTAACAAAATTAAATTTTAAAAACACGCTAATTTCCTTCATCCTCTCCTGCAGCGGCGTCAGCTCGTTCCTCACAAACACTTGCGCCGCCTTCTCCACATCCCCAAACCCGCCCGCATTATCAGGAATGATCCCCATCATCTGCGGTGGAACGCGGTGCGCGCTCAGCAGATCATCACGGCTGGATTTCTTAATGTTGAAAAAATCATCCTTGGTGGCGACTTCACTCAGTGGCAAAATCTGAATGCCGTCCTTCTTACCGTTCGGCGCGTACATGAACAGGTTACGGAAGTTGCCCAGGCCTTTAGTATCCCGCATTGCCTTTCGCATTGAATCGATGTCACTGCTGCTCTGGGCGGCGTCGGTCATATACAAGATGTAGCCGGCGTGAGCGCCGTTCTGGTAATACTTCCGGCGGAACAGTGTGGCGGCCTCGTTGAGCCAGGCGGAATTCAGCGCACTGAGATATTCCGGCAAGCCATAAATCTCCTGGTTTATGTCCGGTTCGATCAGATGAAAGATGCTGCCCACCGCGAACTGGTGCGGTTCCTTCCAGCCTTGTACGAACCAGTACGCCCCCTCTTCCACTCCGCGTCGCACATATTTAGCCGGTACAGCTTCAAAACGTAACGGTTCGCCGAGCTGGTTGCGGATAAGTTCCAGGTACGCATTCCCGAACACCAGATAGTCCAGCGCAAATTTGCTGAACTCCTGCTGGCTCAGCAACGGATGTGGGATAAATGTCGAGGCGAGGATATTACGTTTCACGTATATCGGAGAGCTGTGATGAACGGCAGCGCGCAGGCTGCGGGCAAGGCCGTCGAAACTGACCGGTGGCTCATACCAGCGGCCATTACCAGTGCATTCGATATAATCCAGAATCTCACGGCGGTCTAAAACCGGCGTCGGATCACCGAAGCTGAATACCTCTGCGCCCTGCTGGCTTTCAGTGGTCGTGGTCTGCGTGACTTTACGGTATTTGCGCTTGCTCATTTAGTAGAACTCCAGAATGTTCGGGCTTTGTCCGCCATTGGCGGCGGTCAGTGGTTCGTTTAACAAGGCGTGCATGATTGCCCACGCGACGTCAGCGTGGCTGGCCTCTTCACTGCGGCTGGCTTCGTAGGTTGAACGGTTGCCGCTGGCGGTCATCGTTTTGCGGATCGCCATAAACGACGCTGTGATGTCGGTATGGCCGGTGTCATATTCCAGGCGGCCGGAGCTGATGGTGTCTTTTGCTTTGAGTACCAGTGCGGTTTTCACCTCGGGGCTGTAACGGATCTCACGCGCCGCAGGAAAGAACTGCTGCACAAGCTGGAATACACCCTGCCCGATGCCAGTCGCATCGATGCCGATGTACTCGACGGCATAACGATTTGTGAGTTCTTCGATGCTTTTGGCCTGCGCGGCAAAGTCCATGCCCTTCCACTGGTGACGCTCGAGCACGCGGAACTTGCCGCCAGACACTACCGGCGGAGCAATTACCGCGCAGCCTGCGCTATCGCCGGTATGTGAAGGGTCGTAACCAATCCACACGGGACGATAGGCAAACGGTCGTTTCAGGTAGGGATCGAAGTCTTCCCACTCGTCCAGACTGTCCACCATGCAGCCCTGCAACTCGGCAAACGGGAACACCGACGCCTGATCGTCCACGAACTCACACATCAGCAAGTTTTCATATTCTGCGGGACTGTATTCCAGTTGCAGCTGTTCCAGGTCGAACAGGTTGCAGCCGCCTGACAGCGCATCTTCCACCGTCACAATCTGCCGCCACTGACCGTCATCGCACAGCACGCCCTTTGACAGGTGCGCATGCGTCAGATCCAGGTCAATCCTATCGGCTTTATTGCGTCGCCCTTTGTTGAACAGTTCACCCGACCAGAACGGATAGGCGCTGTGTGCCAGACTCGACGGCGTAGAAAAATAGGTGCTTCGCCATTTTTTATGCAGCGACATACCGGAAGCCACTTTGCGCAGCTCCTGAAATTTAGGGATCCAGAAATATTCGTCCAGGTATAAATTACCGGTATAGCTCTGCGCGGTGCGGACGTTGGTACCGAGGAAAATCAGCCGTGCGCCGTTCGGCAGCACAATCGGGTCGCCTTTTAAATCGACATCGACCTGTCGGGCAAAGTCGATAATGTAGTTTTTAAAGACGTGCGCCTGCGCCTTACTGGCTGACAGGAAAATCTGATTCCGTCCGGTGGTCAGCGCATCAATCAGCGCTTCCCGGGCAAAGTAGAAGGTTGCGCCAATCTGGCGGGACTTGAGGATGTTGCGGATACGGTGCTGAAGCCCTGCCTGATGCCATCCACGCTGATACTCAAACGACGTTTCAATGAAGATGTCGCCGAGTTTCTCAATGGCCTCATCACTAAAAACATTCTTATCGGGTGCCTTTCGTTCGCCCTTATTACGGTTAGCAACGTTCGGGTTTAAATCAGCCTCGCTGCCAGTATGGTTGTAGCGATTTACCCGTGCCAGGCGTTCAATCTGTCGGCCTAACAGGTCGATCTCTTTGTAGTCCTTCCCCTCCTTTACATCTTTCATGACGAGCTGGATCAGCCGCGCTTCCATGCTGGTTTCCACGCGGGAAATAGGCGCAATGGCCTCCCACTGATCGCGAGTTTTCCAGCTCTGCACGGTCGGCGTTTTTTGGCTCAGCACCTCCCCGATTTGCCGCACAGAAAAACCCTGCCAGTAAAGCAGTGCCGCCTGTCGGCGCGGGTCGCTGATGATGGTGGAGTTTGAAATATTCATGCCGCCACGTTACCGGCCAGACAGCCGTTTTTCGCGCTGCCCACGTTGTGCCATCGGGCAACAACCCGCATCGGCTGGCGGCCTGCGGTGACTGTCTGGAAACTAACTCCCGTTCTCAACACTCATTACCGGAGTCAGTCACATGGCAAAGAAAGTATCGAAATGGTTCCGCATCGGGGTCGAAGGCGACACCTGCGATGGCCGCGAAATTGATGCTAACGACATCAAGCAAATGGCGGAGACGTACAGCGCGAAAGCCTACGGTGCCCGCGTCAATCTGGAGCACATTAAAGGCGTATTGCCGACCAGCGATTTCCGCCGTTATGGCGACGTGATCCAGCTGAAAGCCGAACAAATTGATGATGCAGCTGAACCGCTGCTGCATGACAAATGGGCGCTGTACGCAATGATCAGCCCGACCGCGGATTTAACGCAGATGGTCGGCGACGGGCAGAAGGTTTACACCTCGATGGAGATAAAACGCAACTTCGCCAACTCAAATAAATCCTACCTGGTCGGTCTGGCCGTCACCGACGACCCCGCAAGCCTCGGCACTGAAATGCTGGAGTTCAGCCGTACAGCAAAACAGAACCCGCTAGCCGGTCGTAAAACCGATCCGGACAGCCTCTTCACCGTCGCCACCGAAGCACTGATTGAGTTCGAAGACGCGCCGGAATCAGCCCCTTCTCTTTTCGCGCTGGTTAAACAAAAGCTTTCACGTAAGCAGGCATTAGACGATGCCCGCCTGGCAGATGTTCACGAAGCCGTCAGCGAGGTCGCTCAATACGCTCAGACCGAACTGGATAAGCATGAAACCAGCCTGAGCGATCTGCTGAGCCGCGTCGATACCCTTGAAAAATCCACCGCTGCCGAACATGACGCCCTCACTGAGTTGAAAGGCAAGCTTGCGCAGACACCGGCGCAGAACTTTAACCAGCGCCCACACGCAACCGGCGGTACAAGCGCTGACGAGACAGTGACCGACTGCTGATCCGACATCTTTAATTCACCCTCAGGAAATAAGTCATGAAAAAAGAAACGCGCTTTAAATTTAATGCGTTCCTCTCCCAGCTCGCCAAACTCAACAACGTTGACGTCGGCACGCTGGACAAGAAATTTAACGTCGAGCCGTCCGTCACGCAGACGCTGATGACCCGATTACAGGAATCCTCAGAGTTCCTGACCCGTATCAACATCATTCCGGTGGACGAAATGATGGGCGCGAAAGTTGGCGTCGGCGTCACCGGCACGATTGCCAGTACCACCAACACTGACGCCGGTGATGAACGTGAAACCGCTGATTTTACCAAGCTGGATCAGGAAGGCTACCACTGCACCAAAACCAACTACGACTTCCACTGGATGTACAGCAAGCTGGATTTGTGGGCGCGATACAACGATTTTCAGACCCGCCTGCGTGACGCCATTATCAAGCGTCAGGCACTGGATCGCATCCTGGTCGGCTTTAACGGTGTTTCCCGCGCACCGACATCTAACCGTGTACAGAATCCGCTGTTGCAGGATGTCGGCGTGGGCTGGCTGCAAAAATACCGCCTGAATGCCCCGTCCAAAGTGATGGGCATGATTGTCGCCGAAGACGGTACCGTGACCAATGAGGCGGTGAAAGTCGGTGGCGAAGGTGAATACAAAAACCTCGACGCGCTGGTCTTTGATGCGGTGAATGAACTGATCGACCCAATCTATCAGGACGACACCGAACTGGTGGTGATCTGCGGCCGCAAGCTGCTCGCGGATAAGTATTTCCCGCTGATCAACAAACAACAGCCGAACACGGAGGCAATGGCTGCCGACCTGATTGTCAGCCAGAAACGCATCGGCAATCTTCCCGCCGTTCGTGTGCCCGGCTTCCCTGCTAATGCCATGCTGATCACCCGTCTGGATAACCTGTCCATTTACTGGCAGGACGGCACGCACCGCCGCCACGTTGAGGAAGTACCAAAGCGTGACCGTATCGAAAACTACGAATCCATTAACGAGGATTACGTGGTGGAAGACTACGGCTGCGGTTGCCTGATCGAGAACATCGAGGTAACAGCCGTTGCAGATGACAAGGACGAAAAAGCTGAACTCAGCAAATTCACCTCGGCGATTGTTGATGCCATCAAAACTGCATCCGGTACCACTGCACCGGCAGCTCAGGAGTAAACCATGACCAGCCCTGCCCGACGTCATTTGTTGCGGCAGTCAGCTATCGAAGCCGCGCAGCAGGATACCAGCCTGCTGCGTCATGCCACCGGCTATGAACTGCTGCTGCAAAAGCTTAATGCTGACCAGAAAGCCCTGAAAAAAGCCTACTCTGCCGAGAAAAAGGCAGAACTCAAACGCAAGATGCTGCCCGAATATGCGCCGTGGGTGGCGGGCGTTCTCGCCGAGGGGAAAGGCGCACAGGACGCCATCCTGATGACCATTATGATCTGGCGTATTGATGCCGGCGACTACGCCGGTGCGCTCGAAATCGCCCGCTATGCGCTGCATTACAAGCTGGCGATGCCGTTCGGCAAACGTCCTGCCGGTTATGCGCTGGCGGAGGAAATCGCCGACATGAGCACCCGCGCTCATGCTGCCGGTGAGCCGGTCAGTCTCGATGTACTCATGACCACGATGGAACTGACGGAAAGCCAGGACATGCCGGATCAGGTACGCGCCAAGCTGCACAAAATCACCGGCTATCTGTATCGCGAAGCGGAAAAACTGCCGCTCGCCCTGCAACACCTGAAACGCGCCTTCCAGCTAAACAGCAACTGCGGCGTTAAAAAGGATATTGAGCGGTTGGAATCAGCCATCAAAAAGGCGGCCAACGGCTAAACAGAACGCGCCCCGCGCCGGACGGCACGCCAGCCGCGATAGGTCTGTGACCTCGTTCAACGCTGGCGTCCACCGTCCCCTATTCAGAGGTCACTATGTCTCTTGTTGTACCTGCACCAAAGCCGGACGCCGCGACGGAACCCGCGATCAAAAACACGCACTTCTGGCCGGATATCAATCCGGTGGAGTTACGCGACACGCTACGCCTAGAAGGAACGGTGACCGCCAAACGTCTGCGCGCCGTCATTAAGTACGCTCTGACCGAAGTGAATGCCGAGCTTTACAGCTACCGCGTCGCACAACTGGCTCAGGGATACAAAACTCTCGCTGATGTCCCGGCTGACCAGATTGATGACGAAAGTATCAAAGTCTGTGCCTACCTGCGGGCGGTTTCATCCATTACGGCAGCCATTCTTGCGGAACGATACCCGAACAGTGACACCACCGATGCTGGCAGTAAAAAGGCGGAGATTGTCGAAAGTACGGTTGATGAACTGTGGCGTGATGGCCGCAATGCGATCAGCGATGTCGCCGGTGTGTCGCACTGTGTGATCGGGCTGCTCTGATGAAAGTCTATGCCGAACAGGGCGACACCGTGGATTCGCTCTGCTGCCGTTACTACGGCCGCACCGAGTCGGTGATGGAACAGGTTTACGCGGCTAACGTTGGCTTAGCCGCACAGGGGGCAATTCTGCCCCATGGCTACGCGGTGGAGCTGCCGGATATTACTCAGGCCGCAGTCAGCGAAACCGTCTCACTTTGGGACTGATAACCATGGAGCGCATCACCTCGTTTATCTGTTACTGCATCGCGGCCTTTCTTGCCTGGCTCGGCGCAATGTCGCCGCAGGATATTGCCTTTTTAGTCGGTGCCGCCGTCGGCGTCGCGACCTTCCTGGTGAACTGGTACTACCGGCGCAAAACTTACCGACTGCTGAAAGCTATGGGCGTCAGAGGAGACATTAATGCAGCCATCAATCGTTAGACGCTGCGCCGTCGCCGCCGTCCTGGCGATTGCCGCAATGCTCCCACAAACGCCAACGTTGAAAACATCCGCCGCCGGTCTGGCACTTATCGCAGATTTTGAAGGCTGCCGCCTGTCCGCCTATCAGTGCAGCGCGGGCGTCTGGACAAACGGCATCGGGCACACCGCAGGCGTGAAACCGCAAACGCACATCAGCGAACGGCAGGCCGCCGTGAATCTGGTGGAAGACGTGATGCGGGTGGAGAAAGGCATTGCGAGATGTATGCCGGTGGCCATGCCGCAGCCGGTGTATGACGCAGTGGCGTCTTTTGCGTTCAACGTCGGTGTGACGGCGGCGTGTAAATCCACCCTGGCGTTTTTCATCAACAAAGGGGAATGGCGAAAAGCCTGCGATCAGCTGCCGCGCTGGGTATTTGTGAACGGTGTCCGCGTCACCGGGCTGGAACGCCGCCGCGCGAATGAGCTTGCCTACTGCCTGCGGGGTGTCTGATGCGTATTTTAATTTTGTTAATGCTGGCCGCGTGCGCGCTGGCGGGGCTGCAAACCTGGCGTATCGGCGGCCTACATGACGAGGCAGACCAGGCGCAGCGGATCATCGGCACGCTGTCCGCCGGTATTGAAAGCCGCGACAACGTTATTAATCGCCTGAACGATGATGCCGTGACGCGCGAACGCCAGGAACAGAGCCTGCGCACAAAGCTCACACGGGCAAGTCAGGAGGCGCGGGATCGTGAAGTTCACCTTCAAAGGTTACTTAATGAAAATCAGGAAATGCGCGATTGGTATGGCGCTCGCCTGCCTGACGGCATTGGCCGGATGCACGCACGTCCCGCCTTTGCCAACGCCGCAGATTATTTACGTTGGCTGTCCGGCGGTGACGAGCTGTCCGATACCGGCAAGCTCACCGGCCACTAACGGCGACTTGAGCGCCGATGTCAGAAACCTGGAGGCCGAGCTGGTAGCCTGTGGCCTCCAGGTGGAAGCGGTCAAACAATGCCAGGAGGAACAACGTGTTAAAACCCGCACAGCTACGAAAAGCCCTCACTGACGCCGTGCCGGTTCTGCAAACCAGCCCCGACACCTTGCGGATGTTTGTGGACAATGGGCGCATCGTTTCCACGTTAGCCAGCTCGCTGTCATTTGAATATCAGTATCAGGTCGAACTGTTGATCACCGACTTTACCCAGGACAGCGATCTGATCGTGGTGCCCATTCTGGCCTGGCTGCGCGAGCATCAGCCGGACATCATGGCGACGCCGGAAAAACAGCAGAATGGATACACGTTTAAGGCTGATATGCTCAATGATGGGAGCTATGACATCGCTATTCATTTGCAGCTCACCGAGCGCGTGATCGTTAAACAGATTGACGCCGGTCTGCACGTTGAGCATGTTCCTGAACCGCAGTTGCCCGAGCCGGTGGAAAGGCCGCGTAAACTGTACCTGCACGGCGAGTTAGTGAGTCAGTGGAATGAGTGAGCTGACCGCGTTTGATAACCGTATCGATGCACTGATTGCAGCGCTTTCACCACAGCGCCGAAAAGCTCTGGCGACAGAGATTGCAAAGCGTCTGCGCAAACACCAACAGCAGCGCATCAAGCGGCAGGTTACCCCGGAAGGGCAACCCTTCACCCCACGACAGGATCAGATCCTCCGCAGCAAAAAAGGACGACTCAAGCGTGAGATGTTTAGCAAGCTGCGCACGGCCAAGTACATGAAGGCCAAAGGCTCAAATAATGATGCTGTAGTGGAGTTCACTAGCAGAGTTAAACGAATGGCTGAAGTGCATCAGTACGGCCTGCGAGATCGTCCGAACGTCTGGGCTAAAGAAGCGCCTTATCCTTCGCGCCCGCTGCTGGGATTGGATGCGGAAGATTTGAAGATTGTGGAAGATGAATTGCTAAAATGTATTAGCTCAGGCTCGACCTGAAACAACTGCGGCACAGAGCCAAACCTAATCTGAAAGGCAGCTCTGTGCCATTAGCAGACATAATGAAAAATAAGCTATATTTAAATTGTAATGGAGAGTAAACTTCGTTGCTATAACACTAATTAACTCTGCCTATTATGAACATACATTAAATCAGAAGGGGGAGGAATTACATTTGATACATGCCTCTTAAAATCATTAGTCATGAAATGAATATTTTCATAAAGGATTATCTTAATGGGAAATTTAAAACTAAAGATATTACTATATATATTATCACTCTGGTTGTTGTTTTTTTCTCTTTTTATAATGTCATGGGATTTTGATTTCTTGTGTAAAGCATATTCGCATATATTAGGTGGCGGAAATTTTTCATTTTCGCTATATGAAAAATTAAAGACAAGGAATTACGTTTTTTTGTTGAGTTTGCTTTTTATGTTTATTGGATTCCTTGGTTTTGGTTACTTTTATTTTAAAACCACATCAGGTTGGAACGCTACCGTAATAGTTGAAGACGTTTCGAATGAAAATCATGAGCATTTGGAATTTCTCACAACATATGTTATGCCTTTAGTATTTACTGATGTTAATAATGAAAGAACCGCCTTTAACCTTCTAGTTATGATCATTGCTATTGGAGCTATATATATTAGAACAAATAAATTTTACTCCAATCCATCACTGGCGATATTAGGATTTAAAATTTACAAGGCGAAAATTAAAAACCAAGGAGACAAAAAATACATTATGATATGTAAAGGGGAAATATCAGATGGCACACCTTTGAAGTATATTAACTTAGACAATAGCACACTACTTGTTAAAGCATAAAAGGAATATTTATGTTCAATTCACTAACTTCATTATGTACATCAGCACATACATCGTGCGAAATGTTCTTCATAACTAAATCTCCTAGCACATCGCAATTAGATTTCAAGAAAATTGCCCTAGAGCCTTCAGCACAGATTAGTTTGACGACGAAATTCACTAAAAAATTTCAAGATGACGTTATCAATATAACTTCATCAAGCAGTTCATTAAATCCTGTATCCGCTCTTTTAAGTAAAGGAGATGAAATTTATGAATACGACATCACCCCACCCGCGCAAGAGTTTGTTTTAATTGAACAAATAAGCAATCTCACAGCATCGTCGAACGTCCAATCTTTTAATTTCTCCACCGATAGTTTCTCTGACATCAAAGGTATTGTTCTTAATTTGACTGACGGGAATGATAAGTTATTTTTATATCAACATACTTACCAAGTATCACTTCATAAAAAAAGCGGCCTTTCATTTTGGAAGTCAATGAATGGAAACTTATTGACTGAGGTTGACCATGACGTTATTGATGTCAGGAAAGATTTCGACTTTTTCTATTTTAACGGAAAGCATTATGTATGCAACCTTAAAGTGTTAGAAAATTACTATGGCCTAAATACTATTATTGATAACATGGTCAACTTGGCAATACCTAAAATAGTTTCTTTAAATATTATTGACGTCAGTGGGATTTCTAACCCACTTGCAATTTTTGACGACATGAAGTCGAATAGAAGTTGCATGAAAAAACTAGCTAAGATTCAGAATAATAACCTGCCTACGATAACCATCCAGCAAATAAGCATTATACTGAATGACTTCCCTAAATTTGGACGAGAGTTAAGAGTCCAAAATAATTTTATTGAGCTTTCATCTCAAAAGAAAAAGTTACTTTTCATAAGACTCCTTAATGACGAGGCAGTCAGATCGGCGTTGACGAATAACGTATTTTTGGCAGATGACAGAGAGTCTGCAATATAACGGCATGGGGCTATAAATTTAGCGTAGCCCTTTAAAAAAATCACATGAAATACCACTATCATCTGTTGCCCGCTCATTAACACTCCGTAATTCCAGTTAACCTTAATCAGCAGTGGAAGCAACCGTGAAGTTTCGCTTATCGCTCAAACCACATTGTCAGATTTAATGATGTTCTACATACGAGATGTGTCAGCTCAGGTTTGAGCTAATACTCCTTAGCTAGTGATCCCCACGTTGTGCCAACTGCCATCAACCCGTCCCAAATTGTATGCTGCCTGACAGGGCGGCATTCTTTTATTCATGAATACATCCATTCCGAAACACGACATTCCGCGCCTGCTGCGCAATCTGATCCGCATTGGCACCGTTGCCGAGGTGGATTTAGTTGCGGGCACCTGTCGCGTGAACACCGGCGGCAACGTCACCGACTGGCTGCACTGGTTAACTTCCCGCGCGGGGCGTTCCCGTTCCTGGTGGGCACCGTCCGCCGGTGAACAGGTTCTGCTGTTCTGCCTGGGCGGCGAGCTGGACACCGCCTTTGTGATGCCCGGCGTTTTCTCTGATGAATTTCCCGCCCCGTCCGCCTCGGCGGATGCCGTACACGTTACTTTCCCTGACGGCGCGGTGATCGAGTACGAACCCAAAACCGGCGCGCTGCTGGCAACCGGCATTAAATCAGCCACGGTGAACGCTGCCGCTAAGGTGGCTGTCACCGCCCCACTAATCACCTGCACGGCGAAAACCCGCATCACGCTCGACGCGCCGGAGGTGGTCTGCACGAAAAAACTCACCACCGGCACTATCGAAATTAAACAGGGGGGCACCATGACCGGCAACCTCACACACAGCGGCGGCAGCATCACGTCAAACGGCGTCGTTGTTCATACCCATAAACACGGCGGAGTCCAGACGGGCGGCGGTCAAACGCAGGTGCCTTCATGACTAACGCGAAATACATCGGGCTGGCTCGCGACACGGGGCGCAGCGTCGAAGACCTGGCACACATTCAGCAGTCGGTCAGCGACATTTTGCGCACGCCCGTCGGTTCCCGCGTCATGCGCCGTGACTATGGTTCACTGCTGTCTGAACTGACTGACCGCCCGCAGAATGCCGCGCTGCGGCTGCAAATCATGGCGGCCTGTTACAGCGCGATCCTCAAGTGGGAGACGCGCGTCAGCCTCACCGGCATCACCTTTGAAACGACGTTTGACGGGAAAGCGGTGGTTGAACTCACCGGCATCCGCAAAGACACGTCCGCCGCCATCTCCTTAACCCTTCCAGTGAGCTGAATTATGGCAACTATCGACCTGAGCCAGTTACCCGCCCCCGACGTGGTGGAGATGCTGGATTATGAAATTCTGCTGGCGGAGCGCAAAGCCACGCTGGTGTCGCTGTATCCCGAAGACCAGCAGGCCGCCATCGCCCGCACGCTGACGCTGGAGTCCGAGCCGATAGTGAAGCTGCTGGAGGAGAATGCCTACCGCGAAGTGATCCTGCGTCAGCGGATTAACGAGGCGGCGCAGGCCGTCATGCTGCCCTACGCCACCGGCGCAGACCTGGACAACATCGCGGCGACGTTCAGCGTGGAACGCCTGACCATCACGCCTGCGGATACCGCCAGCGTGCCCGCCGTGGCTGCGGTGATGGAAAGCGATGCGGATTTGCGTATCCGCGCACAGCAGGCGTTTGAAGGGCTGAGCGTGGCGGGTCCGGTCGGCGCGTATGAGTATCACGGGCGCTCTGCCGACGGGCGCGTGGCGGACATTTCGGTGATCAGTCCGTCGCCCGCCTGCGTGACGATTTCCGTGCTGGCACAGACCGGCAACGGCACCGCCCCCGCTGACCTGCTGGCGAAAGTGCAGGCCGCGCTCAACGATGAAAACGTGCGCCCCGTGGCTGACCGCGTGACCGTCCAGTCAGCCACCGTCGTGAATTACACCATTGATGCCGTGCTGTATCTGTTCCCTGGTCCCGAAGCCGAACCCATTCGCGAAGCCGCCGAGGCGAAGCTTATCGCCTACACCACCGCGCAGCACCGGCTAGGCCGCGACATCCGGCTCTCCGCCATTTACGCCGCGCTGCACGTTGAGGGCGTCCAGCGGGTGGAGCTGAAAAGCCCGAAGGCCGACATCGAGCTGGATAAAACCCAGGCGTCATTCTGCACCGCCTACACCCTGAAAGTGGGCGGTTACGATGAGTGATCGCCTGCTGCCCGTCGGTTCATCCCAGCTTGAGGTAGCCGCCGCCGACGCCTGCGCCGCGCTTGAAAACGTGCCGGTGCCGCTGCGGCAGCTCTGGGATCCGCTGGCCTGTCCGGCAAAGTTTTTACCTTACCTGGCGTGGGCGCTGTCGGTTGACCGCTGGGATGAAAACTGGCCGGTTGCCACTAAGCGGCGCGTGATTCAGTCGGCCTGGTTCATTCACTGCCATAAGGGAACCATCGGCGCTATTCGCCGCGTCGTGGAGCCGCTCGGCTACCTGATTAACGTGACCGAGTGGTGGGAAACCAACGACGAACCAGGCACGTTTCGCCTGGACATCGGCGTGCTGGAAACCGGCATCACCGAAGAAATGTATTTAGAGATGGAAAGGCTGATTGCCGACGCCAAACCCGCAAGCCGCCACCTGATCGGGCTGACCATTATCCAGGATATTAAAGGCGACGTTTACATTGGCGCAGCGCAGTACGTCGGCGAGCTGCTGACCGTTTACCCCGCATAAGAGGACGATATGAGCACATTTAAATCCGTTGTCACCACGCTCGGCCAGGCGCGTATCGCGGCGGCCATTGCGGCGGGGACAGACATTAACATTACGCAGCTGGCCGTCGGCGACGGCAACGGCAAGGCAACAACGCCTGTGGCCTCACAGACCAAACTGGTGAAAGAGGTCTACCGCACGCCGCTCAACTCATTGAAGCTTGACCCTTCGCACGGAAATTGGGTCATTGCCGAAGCGGTGCTGTCTGCCAGCGTCGGCGGCTTCTGGATGCGCGAAATGGGGCTGTTCAGCAGCGACGGCGCGCTGATTGCCGTCTGCAACATGGCGGACACCTATAAACCGACGCTGGCGGAAGGTTCAGGCCGCACGCAGACGTTGCGCATGGTGATTGCCGTCAGCAACACCGAGGCAATCAGCTTGCTGATCGACGATTCGGTGATTATGGCAACCGAGCAGTATGTGAATGACATGCTGGCCGCGCATGAGAAATCGCGCAATCATCCAGACGGCACAATGGCGGCAAAGGGGTTTGTTCAGCTGAGCAGCTCGGTCAGCAGTAGCAGCGAAGCGCTGGCCGCCACACCAAAAGCGGTGAAGGCTGTTAATGACAACGCCAACAGCCGCGTCCCTTCCACCCGTAAAATTAACGGTAAGGCGTTAAGCGCTGACCAAACTCTGACGGCGGCGGACGTGGGCGCACTTGCTTCAACCGGCGGCGTGGTTACTGGCGAACTCAAAGGTACCTCTGCGGTATTTTCCGGCTCACTAACACAACGGGAAAGCATCGCAAGTTATCGACAACTGATCTCCAGAGCAGATGCGTTTTCAGCCTACACAACGTATAACCGGCTTGATCAGGTGGAAGGGATGCGACCTGGCTCAGTGATCGCTGTTGGCGATATTGCCGCCCGCCTTACAACAGCGGCGGGTGATCCCTATGGTCGCATTCTCGCCGGGGTGAGTTTTCAGTACAACACCACCGGCGGCGGAAGGTTAGTTCTCAATGCCAGAAATGACGCTGGGGTGGTTAAATCCGCTATCACCTTAGATGGTGATAGCGGCAATGCGACGTTTGCTGGTGACACCGAATTTAAAGGATTAGTGAGATTCAGCCGCCATGATGGTGCGTGTGAATTCAGTTCGTCAGATGCTGCACATCCATTGATCTCGGTGAACTATTCAGGCGCGGGCAATTTCGGTTTTTGGGATACCACTAACGGCAGGTGGATCCTGCGAAAAAGAGCGTCAAACGTGACGAACGGCACGGCGGATAACTGGGTGATGGACGGCGGTCTGGAGGTTACCGGTGCGTATGGCCTGACATTAACCACCGCACTGCCTATTTCCAGCGGTGGCACCGGTGCAAAAACTGCAACCGACGCATTAAAAAATCTGGGTGGATTGCCGAGTAAAGGCACGGCAGTGGCGGCAACCAAATTAGCCACGGCGCGGAAAATTGCCGGTGTGGCCTTTGACGGCACAAAAGACATCAGTATAAGCGCAGGAAACGTCGGCGCACTGCCATCGGGCGGCACTGCAGTAGCAGCGACTAAACTCGCCACCGCCCGGAAGATTGCCGGTGTAGCCTTTGACGGCACGAAAGACATCAACCTCACCAACTCGAATGTCGGGCTGGGGAATGTCGGGAACTTTTCCGCTGTTCAGCAAGGCGGCGGTGCCGGTATGCAGAGCAATAAAGTCTATATCGGCTGGACGGGTTCTAAGGTCAAAATTCAGGTAGATGCTTCAGATATGGGAGAGGTTTACACCACCAATTTCCCGCCGCCGCAGCAAGATTTGTCAGGGTATGCTCACCGTGATTGGATCACCTATGTTGGCCTCGAGGCTGATAACCCAAATGCCCCTTACATGAGGCGTGCATCAAATAATGCGCTGGTTTATTTAGCAACCAGCGCCTGGTCGGACTCTCGCTTTATTTATGACGTGCAGCGCGGCAGCCAGGCGCTGGAGAATGCGGGATGGACGGCGCAACAGAACTGGGAAGCGCCTACCGGTTGTTTCATGACGGGGTTAAATATCCGCTCGGATATGGGCGACTGCCGAATGATGGGGAAATACTACCGCGCATTAATGATTAGAACGGCCAGCGGAAGCTGGCGTCAGGTGGGTAACTAAGATGATCACATTTAAAAATATCAAAATTTCTAAGCAGGTGTTAGAGGAAGGCATTCCCCTGCCCGTGATGTATTTCGAAGATGAAACGGGTCAGGACTGGTACAAACTGCGAGATGAAAAATGGCAGGGCGAAAACTGTTTCATTGCCGTTGGTGCTGACGGATTTATTTCTACCTGGTCGGATAACCCGAACTTTCTCACCCTATCTGAAGGCGTGAGCATTTACGAAATCAGCCGCGAAGCGCTGCCGGAAGATGTCAGTGAACACCCTTACAGCTATGCAAACGGCGAGTTCGTGAAATTTGTACAGCCTGCGATTGAAGTCGCCGCGCAGCAAAAAAATACGTTGCTCAGCCAGGCCGCCGACGCCATTGCTCCGCTACAGGATGCGGTTGATGTTGACGACGCCACCGACGAGGAACTGGCGAGCCTGAAAGCCTGGAAGAAATTCCGCGTTGCGCTGAATCGCCTGGATTTATCCGCTGCGCCGGATATCGACTGGCCTGCTGTACCTGAGTAAATTGATCGCTGAAAACGATCAATTACGGATAATTGATCAGTGGTAACTATTTGAACATATCCCGCATATGTCTAAGGATATCCCCAGACTTTTTAGGAGGATGAAATGGAATTAAACCAGGAAGAAGCGGAGATGGTTGCGGGATTTATCGCGGCAAACTGGGCGGCATTTTCACAAGCCGCTGAGGGTGTGATATCCGTTTGCGCTTTGCACCGGCTGGCTGAAAAATTAGGGTTGGAGAATTAACTCCCCCGCTTTTCAATTCTATTGACCACTGCCCCCACGAGGGGCTTTTTTGTATCTGGCCTTCACCACGTTGTGCCATTCCCCACACACCCCGCCCGCCGTGCCTGCGCGTACACAACACGCGATGATTGACCTCACCCCAATCACAGGAAAAAACACCATGGCTGATTATCATCACGGTGTGCGCGTTGTTGAAATCAATGACGGCACCCGCGTTATCTCCACCGTTTCCACCGCCATCATCGGGATGGTCTGCACTGCAGAAGATGCGGACGCCGACGCGTTCCCGCTCGATACGCCGGTGCTTATCACCAACGTACTGACCGCCGCAGGCAAGGCCGGTAAGCAAGGCACACTGCGTTCATCCCTGATGGCAATCGCCAACCAGGCGAAACCCGTTGTCGTTGTTGTGCGCGTGGCGGAAGGTGACACCGAGGCGGAAACCACCTCGAACATCATCGGCGGCACCGACGCCACCGGCATGTATACCGGCATGAAAGCCCTGCTGTCCGCCCAAACCGAACTCGGCGTGAAGCCGCGCATCCTCGGCGTGCCGGGGCTGGATAATCTGGAGGTCGCGACGGCGCTCGGTGCCGTCTGTCAGCAGCTGCGCGCCTTCAGTTACGTCAGCGCATACGGCTGCAAAACCGTGTCCGATGCCATCAAGTACCGCGAGAATTTCAGCCAGCGTGAGCTGATGGTCATCTGGCCGGATTTCGTCGCCTGGAACACCACCACCAACGCCAGCGACATCGCGCCCGCCACCGCCTATGCCCTCGGCCTGCGTGCCAAAATCGACACCGAAACCGGCTGGCATAAAACCCTGTCAAACGTCGGCATCAACGGCGTGACCGGCCTGTCTGCCAGCGTCTATTGGGATTTACAGACCACCGGCACCGACGCCGACCTACTGAACCAGGCGTGCGTCACTACCCTTATCCGCAAAGGCGGTTTTAAGTTCTGGGGGCAGCGCACCTGCTCTGACGATCCGCTGTTCCTGTTTGAGAACTACACCCGCACCGCGCAGGTGCTGGCGGACACCATGGCCGAAGCGCATCTGTGGGCAATGGACAGGCCAATGACCCCGACGCTTATCAAAGACATGATTGCGGGCATCAACGCCAAACTGCGCGAAATGAAAACCGCCGGTCTGATCATCGACGGCACCTGCTGGTACGACGCGGAGGCTAACACCGTCGAAACCCTGAAAGCGGGCAAGCTGTTCATTGATTACGACTATACGCCGGTGCCACCGCTGGAAGATTTAACCCTGCGTCAGCGCATCACAGATCAGTACCTGGCGGAGTTCGCCACGTCCGTTAACAGCTAAGAGGCGCTAAACCATGGCTCTGCCAAAGAAACTGAAATACCTGAACCTGTTTAACGACGGACACAACTACGTCGGCGTGGTCAGCGCGCTGACGCTGCCAAAGCTGACACGCAAGCTGGAGAACTATCGCGGCGGCGGCATGAACGGTGCCGCGCCGATTGACTTCGGGCTGGATGACGACGCGCTGACGCTGGAATGGACGATGGGCGGGCTGGATACGCTGGTGCTCCAGCAGTGGGGGGCAGTTGACGCAACACCGCTGCGCTTTGCCGGTTCCTTCCAGCAGGACGACACCGGCGAGACGCTCGCGGTGGAAGTCGTGATGCGCGGGCGTCACAAAGAGATTGATTTCGGCGAATACAAACAGGGCGAAGACACCGAAACCAAAGTGTCCACCCAGTGCACCTATTTCAAGCTGAGCATCAACGGGCAGGATGTGATCGAGGTGGACACCGTGAACATGGTGGAAATCGTCAACGGCACTGACCGCCTGGCGGAGCACCGCAAAAACATCGGCCTGTAACCCCTGAGCGGCGCTGGTTCGCGGCGCTGCTATACCCCTTACGATTTAAGAGAATGTCATGAAACAGATTAATGAAGCCGCTATCGAAAATGAAAACGTCATTACCCTGGAAGAACCGATCACCCGTGGCGAGATGGTGATTAGCCAGGTTGAAATCATCAAGCCAAACGCCGGTCATCTGCGCGGCATCGGCCTTGCCTCCTTGTCGAATGCGGACGTTGACGCGCTGGTGACGGTGCTGCCGCGCATCACGCTGCCGATCCTCACCAAACAGGAATGCAACGCGCTTTGCCTGCCCGACTTGATCGCGCTGGCGAGCAAGGTGGTCGGTTTTTTATCGCCGAAATCGGAACAGTAAAACTGCCCTCCTCTCTGATGATTGACGACCTGATGGCTGACATTGCGACGGTGTTTCACTGGCAGCCCTCGGAAATGTTTGCGATGTCGCTGACCGAGATTATCGGGTGGCGGCGTCGCGCGTTACTGCGTAGCGGAGCCGAAAGTGAGTAATTTACGATTGCAGGTGCTGCTGAACGCCGTGGATCGGGCGTCGCGTCCTTTCCGCTCGGTGGAAAAAGCCAGTAAGGCACTCAGCGGAAACATCCGCAACACGCAGGATACCCTGCGAAAGCTGAACGCGCAGGCGTCGCAAATTGACGGCTTTCGCAAGGCGAGCGCGCAGCTGGCCGTCACCCGTGCCAGCCTGAAAAAAGCCAAAGAAGAAGCCAGCCGGCTGTCGCAGGCGTTTGCCAATACGGCTAACCCAACGGCTAAGCAGACGCGGCTGATGGAGGCCGCCAAGCGCGCCGCCAGCGAGTTGCAGGCCAAAGAGAACAGCCTGCGCAACTCGGTGCAGCGGCAGCGCAGCGCGCTGGAGTCGGCGGGAATTTCCACGCGGAACCTCGCCGCCGAGCAGCGCCGGTTAAGAGCCAGCTCGCAGGAGGCGAACGCCACGCTTGCACGTCAGCGGGAGGAGCTGGCACGGCTGAACCGGCAGCAGCAGCGTCAGGCGAACAGCCGCAGGCGTTTTGAGACCACGCAGCGCGTCGGCAACTCCATCCGCAACAACGGCGCGGTGACGATGGGCGTCGGCTCAGCGGCGCTGTACGCCGAAGGCCGTTTCATGGCACCTGGCATCAGCTTTGATAAAGAAATGTCCGGCACGCAGGCGATCCTCGGTCTGGATAAAACCGATAAAAAGCTGGCGGCCATCCGGCAGCAAGCGCGCGACATCGGCGGAAGTACGGCGTTTTCTCCGATGGACGTTGCGCGCACGCAGGGCGTACTTGCCCGCTCCGGCTATAACGCCGACTCCATTCTCAGCTCGACCGAATCCACGGTGAACCTGTCGCTGGCTTCGGGGATTGATATCGCCGACGCCGCTGACATCGTCACTAACATGCAATCGGCGTTCAACATCCCGATGGATCAGATTAAGCGCGTCTCTGACGTGATGACCAAAGGGTTTACCAGCTCCAACACCAACCTAATTGAGCTGGGCGAAGCGATGAAATACGTGGCACCTATCGCCCAGGCGGCGGGTGCCAGTATCGAAGACACCACCGCGATGCTCGGCGTGCTGGCGGATAACGGCATCAAAGGCAGCATGGCGGGCACCGGTGCCAGCGCGATGTTCAGCCGGTTGCAGGCACCGACGGGGCAGTCACCGGCGGCGCTGAAGGAACTGGGGATCAGCACGCGGGATAAGAAAGGCAACATGCTGCCTGTTCAGAAAATCCTTACCGACATCAACGCCTCATTCAAAAGGAACAAGCTCGGGACGGCGCAGCAGGCCGAATACCTGAAAGTGATCTTCGGTGAGGAGGCGATGAAAGGCGCGGTGAAGCTGGTGGAGGCCGCAGGCAACGGCAGGCTGACCGAGAAGAAAACCGCGCTGGAAAACTCGCAGGGATCGGCGGCGTCGGTCGCCAAAGTGCAGACCGATAACCTCGATGGCGACCTGAAAAACATGCAGTCCGCGTTTGAGGATTTGCAGATCGAGACCTTTGATAAACAGGACTCCAGCCTGCGAAAGCTGACGCAATCCGCGACGGACTGGCTCGGCAATGTGGGCAAATGGGTGAAGGCCAACCCGAAGCTGACCGGCACCATCGTTAAGTCTGCGCTGGCGGTGACGAGCCTGGTTGTCGGCCTCGGCGTGCTGGGCGTTGTGGTCGGTCCGGTAGTGAAAGGTCTGGGCTATATCGGCATGGCACTGAAAGGCGTGGGCACCGCGCTGCTGTGGATGGGACGCGCCGCGATGGCAAACCCGCTGCTGGCCGTGGTCGCACTGATCGCGATGGCGGCGATTTATATCTGGGCGAATTGGAGCACGCTGGAGCCGAAGTTTAAAAAGATGTGGGACGCGATTGCCGCCTGGACGACCGAAGGCTGGGCAACCATCACCGACTGGCTGACCGGCACCTGGAACAGCATCGTTGCAGGTGTGCAGGGGTTATCGGATAAGTTCGCGGCGGTCTGGACGGGCATTAAAGACGGGGCAAAAGCGGGGTTTGTGGCCTATATCAATTTCCTCAAGTCTTTTGGCCAGAAGATTTTCGACGTGGTGAAAAGCCTTCCGGCCAAATTTCAGGAAGCGGGCAGCAGCATGATCACCGCGCTGATGGACGGGATTGCCGCGAAGTGGCAGGCGCTGAAAGACAAGCTTTCCAGCATGACCGATTTTCTGCCGGACTGGATGAAATCGGATGGCGATAAAACCATTTCGGTGAGCGTCAGCAACGGACTGCCGAAACCGGCGGAAGGGCTTTCTTCCCCTGCGCAGTTTTATGGCACCGGCGGCGAGGCTTACGGCTATGCGGGCATGTTCGATAAAGGTGGCGACATTGCCGCTGGTGAAGTTGGCATTGTGGGCGAAAACGGCGCGGAGCTGGTACGTGGTCCGGTCAGCGTCACGGGGCGTCGGGATACGGCGGCGCTAATGCGTAATCAGGCTCCGGCTGCCGCCCCCACTTTCAACGTCTACGCCGCGCCCGGACAAAGTGCGAAGGATGTCGCCGCCGAGGCAATGCGTTTATTTGAAGATTACATGCGCCGCCAGCGTTCTGCGGCGCGCAGCTCAATGAATTACGGCTAAGGAGGTTTCTATGATGCTGGCTTTGGGGATGTTCGTGTTTATGCTGCAAACCCTGCCCTATCAGAGTTTGCAACGCTCAGCGGAATACCGCTGGCCGACCAATGACCGGATCGGCCTGCGCGCCGCGCCGCAGTTTCTCGGGCAAGGGGACGAAAAAATCACCCTGACCGGCACGCTGCTGCCGGAAATCACCGGCGGCAGGCTGAGCCTGGACGCGCTGCGCCTGATGGCCGATCAAGGTCGCGCCTGGTCGCTGATTGGCGGCAACGGTGCGATTTACGGGATGTTCGTGGTGGAAAGCCTCAGTGACGAACATTCGGAGTTTTTCGCTAACGGTGCCGCCCGCAAAATTGAGTTTACGCTGAGCCTCAAGCGAGTGGACGAAAGCCTGACCGCCATGTTCGGCGATATCAAAACTCAGGCCGACGGCCTTCTGGATCAGGCGGGCGGGATTGCCAGCAATGCGCAGAAGTATGCAGGCGGGCTGATGTCATGATGTCCACGATCGCAATGGATAACGGCGCACAGATTGCGCCGGACTACATGGTTAAACTCGCCGGTTCAGACATCACCACGGATATCAGCAGGCGACTTATTTCGCTGTCGCTGACCGACAACCGCGGTTTTGAGGCTGACCAGCTCGACATCGAGCTGGACGACGCGGACGGGCTGATGCAGATGCCTCCGCGCGGCGCGGTGCTGAGCGTCTTTCTGGGCTGGAAAGGTCAGGCGCTGTTCCATAAGGGTGAGTTTACGGTGGACGAAGTGGAGCATCGGGGCGCGCCGGATACGCTGACGCTTCGCGCCCGCAGCGCCGACTATCGCGGCAGCCTGAATTCCCGCCGCGATAACTCCTATCACGACACAACGCTGGAGGCGATAGTCTCCGCCGTCGCGGCGCGCAACAGTCTCCAGCCCGCCGTCGCCGAGTTGCTCAAGGGTGTGAAGGTTTCGCACATCGACCAGACGCAGGAAACCGATGCGGCTTTTATCACCCGTCTGGCCGAACTGAACGGCGGGGTTGTCGCCATCAAAGCCGGTAAACTGATTTTCATTAAGCCAGGCTCAGCCCTCACCGCCAGTGGCAAACCGATCCCTCAAATGACACTGACCCGTAGTGACGGCGACGGGCACACCTTCAATATTGCTGACCGTGACGCTTATACCGGCGTATCAGCCACCTGGCTACATACTAAAGAACCAAAACCGAAAAAGGTGAAGGTACAGCGGAAGAAAAAAGAAAAGCACCTGCGCGCCCTGCAACATCCGGCGGCTAAAAAGACCACGGCTAAAGTGCAGAAAACTCAGGAGGCAAAGGAAGGTGAATATCTGGCCGGCAGTGATGAAAACGTGTTTGCGCTGACGACAGTCTACGCCACGCAGAAGGCCGCGATGCGGGCAGCACAGGCCAAATGGGACAAGCTACAGCGCGGCGTCGCACAGTTCTCTATCTCACTGGCTCGCGGACGTGCCGACCTGTTCCCCGAAACCCCGCTGGCGGTGTCAGGCTTTAAAGCAGTGATCGACGCGCAGCCGTGGATAATCAGCAAGGTAACGCACAGCCTGAACAATGGCGGCTTTACGACCGGCCTGGAACTGGAGGTGTTGCTGTCAGATGTGAGTTATGAGGCGACGGAAAACAACTGAGGCATTAATAGCCTCAGAAGAACTCCATTTCATCGTATGGATTTTCTTTGCACGAACGGAGCCTGCTTTCAAGATCGCCGCAATGAACCTCTAACTGGTGGCCATCGGGGTCGAGAAAGTAAATTGACTCCCCTTCACTCTTGTTGCTTTTCCACTCTATGGCACCGGCCTGCTGTATTTTCTCTCGAAATGACGGCATGTCATCTGATGCGATCGTAAAGGCGTAGTGTGTGTAATCTGTCTTACGTTCTACAACAGATTCCAACGATAAACATAGCCACAGATCTCCTAGCGACAAGTAAGCCCCTTTCGCCCATTTAGCCCGAGGTGTAAAACCAAGAACATCCACGTAGAAGCTAAAACTGCGGGGTAAATGACTGACCGCGAGAGTAAGGTGATTCAATCCTGACAGCATAATTCCTCTTTTAATTTGATTGAGTTCTCTTGAATTACCATAACTAAAAACTGTGTAAATCACTGTAATTTAAGATGTATGCTCAACGCGATAACATACAATGAGTGCATCTGATTAGAATGATTATATGGTGATTAAAATGATGCATTGCCCCAAATGCCAGCACGCAGCTCACGCCCGTTCAAGCCGTTACCTCAGCACCAATACCAAAGAGCGTTATCACCAGTGTCAGAATATCAATTGCAGCTGCACGTTCAAAACTCATGAAACGATCGCCGACATTATTGTTGAGCCAGGAACGGTTCATGCTGTGCTGCTCCATCCGGATAAACATAGCCAGCAGTCGTTGCAAATGCATTGAGACGAAACCCGCGAAAGCGGGTTTTTACTTTTATAGATTCTGTGAATTAATCCCCTTCCATGTATACGACTGACTAAATCAAACATTTACACTGTTTTTATATACAGTAAAATTCACATTCTCAAAAAGGAGGATGTGATGAGTGTAAGAAAGCTGTCTACCGGTAAATGGTTATGTGAGTGCTACCCGAACGGGAGTGGAGGTAAGCGATGCCGCAGGCAGTTTGATACCAAAGGTGAAGCCGTTGCCTTTGAAACTTACACCATGGATCAGGCAAAGAACAAACCTTGGCTGGGTGAGAAGGAAGACCGGCGGAAGCTGAGCGAACTGGTCGATCTCTGGTACAGCCTGCACGGCTGCTCTCTGAATGATAAAAAGGGACGGCTGGGCAAACTGAAGATTATCAGCGCGGGAATGGGTGACCCGATAGCCAGTACCATCACGCCGAGAGACTGGGCGCATTATCGCGATCAGCGGCTGCGCGGTGAGATTGATAACGGCTACAGTACTAGTCTGGCGACCCGAAAAGTGTCAACCGGCACGGTGAACTGTGAGCATGCTTTTCTGCGGGCTGTGTTCAACGAGCTGAAACGCCTGGGAGAATGGTCGCTGCCAAACCCTCTCGAGAATATCCGCGAGTTTGATCAGCCGGAACGCGAGATGGCATGGCTGAACCAGGAACAAATTCTGCGGCTCATGGCGGCCTGTGAAGAGCATGGGAATGATGAATTAACGCTGATCGTTAAACTCTGCCTTTCGACCGGCGCACGGTGGAACGAGGCCGCCAAAATCAAAAGCTCGCAGATCTCCCCGTACAAACTCACCTTCATCAATACCAAAGGTAAAAAGAACCGTACCGTTCCCCTCGCCCGCCCGCTGTATGACGAATTGATCGCCCGCGAAGGCGTGCCCTTCTCGCCCTGCTATAAGCAGTTCTATCGGGTGATCAGGCTGGCAGGCATCGAACTGCCAGAAGGTCAGATGACGCACGTTCTCAGGCATACGTTTGCCAGTCACTTCATGATGGCCGGCGGCAACATCATCGTGTTACAGCGCATCCTCGGGCACTCCGATATCCGCGTCACGATGCGTTACGCACACTTCGCGCCCGATCACCTGGAAGACGCAATTTACATGAATCCGCTGGCTCAAATGGTTGGCAACAAAAATTTGATCAGTTGAATAGCGGGGATAGAAGATAAAAAATAACATACCATTTTTAGCGAAATGTAATGAATTATTGCTGCCGATTATTATATTGACTTATAAAAATGGCACTAAGTCCTTAGTGCCATTTTTATACACATTTATATCGAGTCTATTTTTTAATCATGAACATCTTTATCCCCATGACTTGGGAAATATTTATTTCTATGCCAGCCCAAATATTTTTGACATTTTTCGTTAATTTTAACACTCGTTACTGCGTGTATACCTATTAGTTCCAGAATATTATTCTCAACTAATACTGGTGATATAAGCAATTCACCATTAGCCTTAAAGCTTATTAACCCCTTATCAAAAAGAATATCGATATTTGCAGATAATAGTAATCCGTTATAAGGATCAAGTCGCTCATAATTCGATGATTCTCGCCAAGGTTTTATGTGACTCGCTCTCAGCATTACGTCAAGGGAAATGTCAGTAAGAAGGCATTTGCCATATAACTTATTTAAATCTCTTCTGAACTTTCCTTGCCCAACCCGTGCGTCAATCAGTTGTTTTCGGTCTGTTATTGATATGTTCGCATCTTTTTCAATTTCGTAAATATCCTCAATAAGTAAATCAATAGCTTTTTTTTGAGAATTAACATCAGAGACCGATTTATCTATAATATTAAATCCTAGTGACGTAAGAACTTTGAAACAAACCGAATCCAACCCACCAGTAAACTCATCAGCGAAAAGTACTCGATTTATTACTGCTATTGCTGAAACTCCAAATATGACTTTAGGTGGGAATAGATTACCATTATACTCAAGATCATATGTGGTTGATTTTTTGAATTTATAATCAGTATATTGTATTTCTTCAAATTTACCTAATACATCTAGGATGTCTCGTCGATCAAGTTTAGACATAAGAGAATTGAGATTAGAAACTCTTGAACTTGCCGATTTCGCCTCTCTGTATCCCACGGCTTTTTCTAACTCGATAATATTGTCATTATTATAATACACTCCTGCTCTAGAAAGCAGAAACCATGCAGTGACTTTATTAATTTCAGAACAATAACCTTGATGTGCTTTACCGAAAGAAGTTATCGGAGAATACTTTTTCGCTCTTTTATCTAAAAGATATTCTTTGTGAACGCGAATGTCTATGGGCATTTCTAACTGGTGAGGCTTAAACTTCACCGTCCATAATATGCCTTTTTCATCAGTTTCGTGCATGACAGAACCAAGTGCAAACCCAATGTGGCTAATCACCCCACTACTACAAAAAAAAATCAAGTCTCCCTTCTTGATAGACTTAACCGTTTCTCTGTATTGATTATATATTTTTGCCGGCCTGGCTCTTATCCATCCGTTTTCTAATTCTTCTTTGTGTGACTTTGGCTTTTGTGTAATCCAGAAGTAATTCATCAGAAACCTTCACCTCAATTTAATTAATGATTTTAATTATTCGATATTAACTTCGTGAGCAAACCTTTACTAACGGCCTCAACTACATTGCAGAGGACATCAAAATTACTATTGCCTATTTTAATAATATTTCCAGTCAATGATACTACATTATCGTCATTGCCACTGTCTGCAAAGGACGTCGACCATACCCTGTACAAAACGCAGATGCAGTGTCCTACCTGTTATCTTATAGTCAACAAATGACGCACGTTCTGCGGCATACGTTCGCCAGTCATTTCATGATGGCCGGCGGCAACATCATCGTGCTGCAGCGAATCCTCGGGCACTCAGATATCCGCGTAACGATGCGCTATGCACACTTCGCCCCCGATCACTTAGAAGACGCTATTTACATGAATCCGCTGGCTCAAATCAGTGGCGATAAAATGGCGATGGAGAATCCAAATGAGTAACATTGAGGGTAAGTGAGAATAGCCTAAGTGATTGTTTTTATTATAAGTGGTTGATTTTAAAAACAGGCAAAAAAAAGACCGAATACGAGTCCTATATTCGGTCTAGGGAAATGGCTCTTGGGAGAGAGCCGTGCGCTAAAAGTTGGCATTAATGCAGGCGGTTAAGCCGTACAAAGTAAAGAATAGCCGACGTCTGACTATTTTCCACTCAACTCGCAACATAGTGATAATAACAATGCTGTATTATTTTCATTATGTGACAACATTCTCAAAGCATGAGTTTAACAACAGTCACTTATTCGCTGCACAGCAACTCAGCAGAGCGATTCCGCTTTGGTGATAAATGGCGCGAGGCTCATTTTTTGTCCCGGATTTTGCGGGTCATCCAGCCAGATTTTTTCCAACGGAACTGCCTGAACCTGACGGTTTTTAACCTGCTCTTTCGCCACGTCGTTCAGAGGATATTGCGCCAGCGTGCTGTCGTTGATCACATACAGCGCATGGCCCGGGCGGCATTGCAGCATGACTTCTTCACGGGTGAATGCCCACGCCTTTCCGTACTGTAAGCGGCTGACCGTTTCCAGCTGTGGCGCAGCCAGACTGCTGGCAGATAAGGTCAGCAGCACGCAGGCAAGCAGTGTTTTCCTCAT